GTCAAACTACACTGTTGGCTATCGGTAATATTTCTTTCGCCACACTAACAGCTGCGTTGACCATACCGGAGAGACTCATGTCAGCTGCTCCCTCCTTTAAACTAGATTTAATCGGCTCTGGTGTATTATTTTTCTTTTGAGTTTCCGGTTTAATCGTGTTTAACACCGACGCTGTTCCCATTGGGTCAGCCGGTGTATCTGTTTTACCTCGGACTGCTTGTCCTATTGCTTCATAGTGTACTATCGCTTCCCAAGAGAAGAAATCTCCACCAGTAGGTATCCCAGATAATATTGCTCCAATGAAATGATTTTTATTGCCATTTACAGGCCACGTAGCATTTGCTATCGTATCTGAATTAAAATCGAAATCATCCATTGCTACTGGAGTATATGTTAAATAAGTCCATGGGTCTTCTTTCTTTTCCATTGCTGACACAACGGATACAGAAAAATAACTGTCTAACTGTCCTACTTGATCTAAAGTTAACCCACCTAATGTTTCATGATCCGACTGCTCTACTGCAGCTATAATGCCGGATGCATTAACCATATTTCCAGTATATTTTATTCGGAGACCTGCTCCTACTACTCGGTATTTTATACCTACTCCACCTACATTCACCAATGATGCTGTATTATAATCAGTATTCAAATTAGCTGCTCCATTACCCCAAGGAGATCCAGTATCACAAATAGGAAAAGCATTTGCTGCTCCCCCAATAGAAGATCGTGTGTACAGGATTGCCGGGGCAACATCATTTATTAATGAATTATCATTTGCCATTCGCCAGGGTGCAAAAACTATTGTTGCTGCTTCAAACCCATTTGGCGCTCCAAATGTTCCAGATGCATTTGCATAAAATTTTCTTGTTTTTATTGCTGGAAACATTGGTATACAAGGATTCATTTCAGGATTCACCTTCAATGACATCACTTTATTAGAACAAGATCGGTCTTTAAACCAAAAAGGACACTTTAAAGCCACTGCATAACCTTTAGCACATCCTGAAAGCTTTATTTCAGCTCTTTTCTCTACTCCTGTACTACGGGCTTTCGGTGGACTCACTTTATATTGTCCTAAATTACGTGGTTGTCTAACTCTGGGGGGTGGTACTCCCCCTTTCTGAGCTCGAGGTTTCTTATTTAAATATTTTTTATAAGCTGCTTTTCTCTGAGCTTCAGTCATCGTAACCACCGCAGATCCTCGACTTTGAACCCACTTAGCATAAGTCAAAACCGGTTGACCATTGCCATATTTATTAAAGCTACCTTCCATAAAAGTTTTCCAGAATGAATTCACTGCTTCACCTTCATCTGTAGCAGAGACTATCCCATATAAAGGATGCCCTTTTTCAACCTTAAGAGTTCTCAGTGTTCTAACAAATACAACTACTGGTGTCATATCTACTGGAGCCCAAGAATCTACATAAACATCAACCTGGTTATGCCAATCAACAAAAGCTTCTGCATTCGTTGCTCCTGTTCCAATAATATTAATTGGAGACGGGAGTAAACAAGTAGAAACACATGTCCACATATTACCAACATTTTGAAATGAAGGTTTAGTCAAAGTGAATTGTGCTGCCATTTGTTCATTTCCATAAGCATTAAAGGTTCCCTCACCAGCTTTAGAATTATTAGCGCTCTGGTTTAAAGGAATTATCTTGTGTGATTGATTTTTCTCTATCATTTTTATAGCTTCTACACTCACTCGAAGTGTTTCCTTACATTCTGAGCAATCACAGAAAATTTTCCTAGGAACTAATTGAATGAAACTAGGTTTCAAAAAATCATACAATCTATCTGACATATTTTGTATGTCTAAAATATCATCCTCTTCTAGAGGTTCTTCCTTATCACTAGAAAGTTCATAAAAAGGGTTGGGTTCGTACACATCTCCATTATGTTGTTCATAAATTTTTTTAGCACGTAACCTTTCATCTATTTCCCACTGAGTTAAACCGAAATTTCTAATAAATTCTAAATCTCCTTTATTATCCACTCCAATAACATCTCGGTAGAAAATATGAGCATTTTCATGTGCCTTACAATCAACACAATCACATATTACTGGATATTCTCCAGGCCCTTCTCTATCAATTCTTTCCACATCATACTCAAAACGTTCAATAATTTTATCTACCAAAGTTTCAAATCCTAAGGGACTATCATCATATATTTCTATATCCGCCATCTTCGTATTACGAAATGGGCCTCCACCACCAAACTCCAATCCTGAGTAAAAATATTGCAATTGCATATCCGTTGGAGCTCCCATTAATACGAACATTTTAACCATTGGACTACCTATTTTGTCCTTAAGTATATTAAGACATTTCAAATAATCTATACGCAACTCATCCCATTGTTTATGTGCATAAGCTAAAACTAATATAGCATAAAATCGTTGCACAAACTTCTCGGGGTCTAACTTATCTTTTGAATAAGTTATAGGTAATAATAATCGGGATAAATCCCATTGAGGTAATATTTGATTACGAAACTTTACCAT